AGCAAATCCACGCATTTGGGAAAGAGCAAAGGCTAAAGCTAAGGCTCGTATGGGTGGTAAACATTCTGCTAGAGCCATGCAGTTAGCCGCTAAGATTTATAAAGACATGGGCGGTAAGTATACTGGTGGTAAAGATGCTGGTCAAAAGTCTATGACTAAGTGGACTAAACAAGACTGGGGTACTAAAAGTGGTAAGAATAGTGTTCTTGGTAAAGATGCTACTGGTGAGCGTTATCTGCCTAAAAGAGATCGTGAAAAACTTACCAAAGCTCAGTATGCCTCCACCACTAGAAAAAAGCGAGCTGATCTTAAGAAGGGAAAACAATTTAGTCAACAACCTAAAAAGATCAAGAAAAAGTTAGGGCGTAAGAAATGAGCAATATTAACAAAATTAAAGCTGCTGACAGGCAACGCCAAATGAATAAAGCCTTTAAGTATGGTTCTAAAGAGGGTGAGAGACATAACCCCTACAAAGCAATCAAACCAGCAATTAAAGCTTATAAAAAGAGTTATAAAAAGTGATAAAGTTACATGAGAAACAGTCAGAAGTTATTAGAGATTTATTTGTAAATAAAAGTAATCGTTATGCAGTAGTTAATGCTAGTCGAGGCTTTGGTAAGTCTTATTTGGCAGCTACAGCGGCTATCATAGCAGTACAAGAACTAATGGATTTAGATGAGGATGTTCCTAATAAGAACGTAGCACTCATTGCACCTACCTACAGCCAAGCAGTAGATATTTACTATCCGCTGATAGCTTGGCAACTGGGTATGGAAGACTTTGCCGATAAGGCTTCTAAGGCAGCAGGACAGTTTTGGTTTCCCAATAATGTTCAACTTAAGCTTTGGTCTTATGAGGCATCACAGCGTATGCGGGGTACAGGTCAGTATTTCATAGTAGCCGATGAGGTTACATCTTGGAAGGGTGCTGGTATGAACCTTAAGGAATCATGGGAATCAATTATTCAGCCTTGTGTGGCTACTCGTTGGTCTCCTATGAACGCCAAAAAGTTTAACGCTAACGCTGGTAGAGCGCTTATTATTAGTACTCCTAGCGGTTATGATTATTTTTATGAAATGTATAATAGACAAGACAGTGATAGTGATTGGAAAAGTTATACTTACACTTATAAAGACTCTCCCTTCCTTGATGAAGAAGAAATAGATAGAATTAAATTAACACTAGACCCTCTAAAATTCGCCAGAGAGTATACTGCAAGCTTCGAAGACTCTGGTAATAATGTGTTTTATACATTTAATCGTAAAGAACATATTGATAAAGGGTTGCAGCCCTTTGATGATAACGAGGATATACACGTAGCAATTGACTTTAACGTAGGCATTATGGCCTCTGTTATTTTTGCTATTCGTGGAAATCAAATACAAATACTAGATGAGATGCAGGGACACCCTGATACTGAAACCTTGGCTAAAGCTTTAACAAGTAAATACCAAGGACATCGTATCATATCTTATCCTGACCCTGCTGGAAGAGCACGTAAAAGTAGTGCTGCGGTAGGAACTACTGATTTTTCTATATTACAAACACATGGGATAGTAACAAGAGCACATAACAAGGCTCCACCTATTATTGATTCTGTGGCGGCAGTAAACAAAAAGTTTAAGAATGCTAACGGTGATATTGATATGCTGGTACACCCTAAATGCGTTAATACAATTAAATCTATTGAAAGAACACAGTGGGTTGAGTCTAATCCTGACTCAGCTACAATTGATAAAAAAGAAGGTGTAGAACACTGGACAGATGCCTTGCGGTATGCTGTTGAGTATCTTTACCCTATTCGTGCTGGTACAAAGTCTACTACACGAGGATTTGGATTTTAAAGGAAAATATTATGTTTAAAAAATGGGGTTCGGCTGCTCAAAAGGCAGCATTACAAAAAGCACAAGAAGCTTCTGCAGCGGCTCGTAAGGGTCTTGGAAAGATTGAGTCTAAAGGTGGACTTGGAGCTAGCTTAATTAGAAAAGCAGGTTATTCACAAATGACCTCTGGTTCTGGTGGCAGGGGTTCAGGTCGTCGTAAAAAGGCAAATCTTAATTATAACAGAAATGTTAAAGGAACAAAACTTGGCCCGAAAGCTAGAGGTAAAGCAGGTGCATCTATTAAACGTGCAAAATCAATGACTCCTGCAAAAGGAGCAAATATTAAGAGCTATCAAAGGCTTCTTAAATTACGTTTAGGTATTAAATAAAAATAAAAATAAAGCCCATCTGAGGATCGGCAGGAGGATAAAATGCCACGTTCAAATATAAGGTCAACGTCAAAAGACTTGATAACAGATGACGGGAGTGTCTTAATATCTGTTGTTCAAGGTGAACAAGTTCGCATAGCCGTAACGCTAGGGTGGATTACAAATTTAACAAGTCATACTTTAACAGCTAAAGTTGTGGAAGGTGATAACTCGGGATCAGGGTCTATCCCTGAAGAAGCAAGATCTGGAGGTGTTGTAACAACACTACCTATTATTGATTCTGATGCAACTGATAATGAATTTGAAGTTGTTATTCCTGAAGATTTAACTGATACATGGACTCAAGGGCCAACTCCAGGAAAACCTGCCTATGGTTTCTTTGGGCTACAAGTTGCAGACCCTGGAACTGGTAATGATCAACAGATCTGGAAGCCAATGAGAGGATTAGTTGAAGTTCGTTACTCTCCTACGGAGGCTACATAAATGACTGACTATACCGTTTCTATAAATAATAACGACTACACAGTAACAACTGAAGTTCAAGAGAATAGTGTTACTCTTTCAAGAGTAGGCTCACAAGGTACAAAGGGTGATTCTGTTACACAAGCCTACATGGATAGTAACGGTGACTTACATATTGTTATTCGTAGAGCCAATGGAGACTTAGTATCAGATACTAACGTTGGTGGTTCCGAATATATTGATTCTTTAGAATCTCTTTATGACCAGTTTGATGATCGTTATTTAGGCAATAAAACTTCTGCACCTACAGTAGATAATGACGGAGATGCATTATTAACAGGGGCTTTGTTTTTTAATACAACAACAAATGAACTAGGTGTCTATAATGGCACTTCTTGGGAGTATCCTGCGGAAGAGGCAGCTACAAGTGCTACTAACGCAGCTACCTCAGAATCTAACGCTGCTAGTAGTGAAACTAATGCGGCCACCTCAGAAACTAACGCTGCTAATAGTGAAACTGCAGCAGCTAGTTCAGCAACTAGCTCTGCTACTTATGCCTCAACAGCAGCAATTGAGGCTTCGGCTGCAGCTACAAGCGCTATTAATGCAGCTACATCAGAGGCTAATGCTTCTACTTCAGAAAATAATGCTGCAAGTTCAGAAGGAAGTGCGGCTAGCAGTGCTACAAGCGCAGCAAGTTCAGCAGTTAACGCAGCTAGTAGTGAATCTGCAGCAGCAACTTCAGAGGCCAATGCGGCTACTTCAGAATCTAATGCTGCTACTAGTGAAACTAACGCAGCTACTTCTGAAATTAATGCTGCAAGTTCAGCTAGTGATGCTTCTACGGAGGCCCAAAATGCAGCAGCCAGTGCTAGCGCAGCAGCTGTATCAGAACAAAACGCTTCTACTTCACAGCAAAGCGCAGCAACTAATGCAACTAACGCTGCTAACAGTGCTACAAGTGCTTCTAATAGCGCAGCAAACGCAGCAGCAAGCTTGGCTTCTGTTGAAACAATCTATGATAACTTTGATGATAGGTTCTTAGGTACTAAGTTAAGCGATCCAACAACTGATAATGATGGTAATGCTTTAGTTGTAGGTACTTTTTACTATAATTCAACAAATAACGAATTAAAGGTTTATAGTGGTTCTGGCTGGGTTGCACCTTCAACAAGCGCTTCTAATAGTGCTTCGGCGGCGGCTACAAGTGCAACTTCTGCAGCAAACAGTGCTTCTTCAGCAGCCACATCAGAAAGTAATGCAAATACTTATGCAGCTCAAGCCTTAACAAGCGCTACTAACGCTGCAACCTCTTATACAAACACAGAAGCTTTGTATGATGATTTTGAAGATACCTTTTTAGGCACTAAGACAACTGACCCTAGTGCTGATAATGATGGCAATGCCTTGGCAGTAGGTGCCTTATATTACAACTCAACAAGCAGTGAAATAAAAGTCTGGAATGGTTCTTCTTGGGATGCCTTTACAACAGACGCAGAAACAGCAGCTACTAATGCAGCTACTAGTGAAACTAATGCAGCTAATTCAGCAACTTCTGCAGCTACTTCAGCGGCTAATGCAGCTACTTCTGAAACAAATGCAAGTACAAGTGAAACTAATGCAGCCACATCAGAAACTAATGCGGCTAATTCTGCTAGTGCAGCAGCAAGCAGTGCCTCTGCAGCAGCTACTTCTGAATCTAATGCGGCAACTTCCGAAAGTAATGCCTCTACCTCAGAAACTAATGCTGCTACGTCGGCTACTAACGCAGCTAATTCGGCTACAGCGGCAGCTGCAAGTGCAAGTGCGGCAGCTACTAGCGAGGCTAATGCGGCTACTTCTGAGTCTAACGCATCGACTTCTGAGAGTAATGCGGCTTCAAGTGCTACAGCAGCAGCTAATTCCGCTACAGCGGCGGCGACTTCGGCCTCTAATGCAGCTACTAGTGAGTCTAATGCAGCAACAAGTGAAAGCAATGCAGCTACTTCTGAAAGTAATGCTGCAAGTTCAGCTACAGCGGCTGCATCAAGTGCTTCTGCGGCGTCTACTTCAGAAACAAATGCGGCAGCTTCCGCAACAGCAGCAGCAGCTTCTTATGATAGTTTTGATGACAGATACCTTGGACCTAAATCTTCTGACCCAACAGTAGATAACGATGGTGACGCTCTTTTAACTGGCGCACTTTTCTTTGATACAAGCGGGAATGTTTTAAAAGTTTATGATGGTTCTTCTTGGGGGGTTGCCTCTGCTACAACAGAAGCTATTCAAGATACAGTAGATAGCCTTTTAACTGAAGGTAATGGTATTACTTTAACTTATGATGACGCAGGAAATACTTTAACAATTGAGAGTGAAGTTATTGAAGAAACAGTAACTAATAATACTGCTTCAACAATTACTAAAGGTACTCCTGTTTATCAAAGTGGAACAGCAGGTCAAACTATTGAAATTACTCCTGCAGCAGCTAATAGTAGCTCTACTATGCCAGCAATTGGTATCGTAGCAGAAGATATTACTGCAAGTGGGACAGGTAAGTTAGCTTTAATTGGTAGATTACAAAATGTAGACACTAGTGCTTTTAGTGAAGGGGATACTCTTTATATTGGTGCTAGCGGAG